GCCCCCGGAGAGATCAACGGACGCTCCCCGGCGATGCTGGTTCTCCCTTCTCTTAAGGTGCTCAATGAAGAGAAAAAGACGGTGCTTAAGCAGGGCCATCGTGTGGTGGACCCTGTTCTCTTGGCTCACGATGACGGGGTATTGGATAATTTCTCGATGCGTGGCGGGGCTCTCAACTTCGGCGGCGTCTCCGCAGACGGTCGCCCCCTTGTCCACACCTTGCCCACCGGAAACATCGCGATCGGTAAAGATTTGATGGATGATGAGCGCATGGTCATCAACGATGCGTTCCTCGTGACCCTCTTCCAGATCTTGACAGAGACACCGGAGATGACGGCGACGGAGGTGATCGAGCGCACGCGGGAAAAAGGCGCGTTGCTCTCCCCCACCATGGGCCGGCAGCAATCCGAATACCTCGGCCCGATGATCGAGCGCGAAGTCGATTTGCTCATGCAACAAAAGCTCATCTCCCCGATGCCCGACATCCTGCGACAAGCCGCGGGCGAGTTCGTCGTCGAATACGACTCCCCGCTCTCACGCGCACAGAAGGCGGAAGGGATTTCCGGATTCTTCCGGTTGGTCGACTGGTCGCGCGACTACGTACAGATCACCGGCGACAAGCGGCCGCTCGACTTCCTTGACTGGGATGCAGCGATGCCCGAGATCGCGCAGGGTCAAGCGGTGCCGACCCGATGGATTAAAACCCTCGACGCTGTGATGCAGATGCGCCAGCAACAGGCGCAACAAGCGCAACAGCAACAGATGATCGACGCCGCGCCGGCTTTAGCGTCTGTGGCAAAACCGCTCATGCAGGGGGCGAAAGCATGAAAACCTCCGAGATGATCGAGCGCGCGAAAGAGTTCTTAGGCTTCCGGAAGTTGTCGTATCAACGGACCTTCAATTTAGAGGATCGGGATAACGTCGTCGTCCTCGAAGATCTTGCGAAGTTTTGCCGGGCGCATGAAACGACCGCCAGTGACAACGACCGCGCCTCGTGCATTATGGAAGGTCGGCGGGAAGTCTGGTTACGCATCCAACAACACTTGCAGCTTTCAGATGACCAACTCTGGAAGCTCTACCACAAGGGAGAGTGATCTATGTTTAATATCCGAAAAGGTCTGTATCAATCACCGGACGGCGCCCCGGCCGGCGCAGCCGCTACCACTGAACCGGCCGCAGCAGCCGCAGCCGCGGCGGGGGCGTCTGGTCAACCCCCTGCCGCTGGCAGCGGCAGCGGCGACACGGGCGCATCTTCCGGCGCGTTCGACTGGACGAAAGCCGGGCTCGATAACGACTCAATGGCCCTCGTGAACGATCGGCAATGGAAAGGGGTGCCGGATGTTCTCACGTCTTATCGGAACTTGGAAAAGTTGGTGGGGGTCCCCCCTGAGCGGATCATCAAACTTCCCGGGGAGAAAGATCCGGTTGACGCATGGAATGGGGTGTACGACCGTCTCGGTCGGCCGAAGTCTCCCGCTGATTATAAGATCCCGCTCCCCGAAGGGGATTCCGGAGAGTTCGCGAAGGTTATCGCGCCGATTTTTCATGAAGCCGGATTGTCGCAGGGGCAAGTGCAAAAGATCGCCGAGAAGCATAACGCCTTCATCGCTGAACAGACGAAGCAGGCCACAGAAGCGGCCAAGACCGCGCACGCAGCAGAGATGACTCAGTTACAAACGGAGTGGGGCGCCGACTACGCGAAGAACAACGATACCGTGGATAAAGCGGCCGAGAGTTTCGGCATGACCAAAGAACAGGTATTGGCGCTCAAGCAGGCCATGGGGCCGCGTGCGGCGATGAAGTTCTTGTACAATATTGGATCCAAAATTGCGGTGGAAGGGTCCTTCGTGGCCGGCGACAAAGGCGGGGGCTCGGGTTTCGATGCGATGAACCCGCAAGCGGCGCTCGCTAAGATCGAGGCGAACCGGAACGATCGCACCTTCGTAGAAAAGTTCAACAGCAAAGATCCCGTCGTACGCGGACAAGCCCGCGCAGAGATGGAACGTTTGCACCAGATCGCCTACCCTGGCGCAGTGGAAGGGCAGGGCCGAGGCTAGCACTCCGACCCGCTTCTCCCTCTGAACGCTCCCTGTTATGAGCAGGGAGCGTTTTTCTTTGTGTGCTCCTATTGACACAGTACAAAAGGCGTGTAGTATAAAAAGCACACTTGGTGGGAACTAGGCACACTCCTAGCCACATGACCCTTGGGAAAGACCAGGCTCCGATACGGGAGTAAAACGGCAGAAGAGTCCACCGGCCTTCGGTGGGAAGCCCTTCGCAACGTAAAAGATAACTTTTTCTTTGCTTGTGGAGGTGCTTATGTCGGTCAATCTTCCAAACTGGTACGCGCGTCAGTATTCCACCAACATTCAATTGAAGCTCCAAGCGATGGGAAGCTTGCTTCGCCCGTACGTGACCGAAGGCCACTACGTCGGCGATCAGGCATCCCCCGTGGATTTCATGGGGTCGGTTGAAATGCAGGACGTGACGCAGCGATTCGCGCCGATGGGCCGGGTCGACGCCGCCACTGATCGCCGGTGGGTGTTCCCCATTGATTCCGATCTCCCGCAGATGATCGACAAATTCGACAAACTCCGATTGCTCACTGATCCCGAGTCAAAGATGGTTGAAAACGGCGTCCTCGCCGCGGGCCGTCGCATGGATAAGCACATCCTCAACGCCTTTTTTGCGGATGCGAAGACGGGCGTATCCGGGGCTTCGACGACAACTTTCACGGCCGCGAACGAGGTTGACGTGGCGGTGGGCGGGGCGAATAGCCGGCTCAACGTCGAAAAGCTGTTGTCGGTTAAAGAGCTCATGCGGGCGAAGCACGTCGATTTCGAGCGTGAGCAAATCTACTGCATCCTGACGGCGAAAGATGAATCGGCGCTGATGCGCGAGGCGGAAATCACCTCTCGCGAGTTCAACGGCGATGCGCCGGTGATGCAGGATGGGCGCCTGGTCCGGTTCCTCGGCATCAACTTTATCTATTGCGAGTTGGCAGAAACCGTGCTCGCAGGAACAAACGAAGTGACGATTCCGGTGTGGGTCAAGTCTGGAATGCACCTCGGCATGTGGAATGAGATCACGTCGGACATCTCGCAGCGGAAGGACATCCAAGGGCTTCCGTGGCAGGCGTATATCTACATGACGGCCGGCGCAACCCGGATTGACGAAGACAAGGTGTACGCGATCGAATCCTACCGCGCCTAAGAGGGGCGGGAGTGAGTCGATAGGAAACGAACGAGACGATTGATAACCAAGAGGTGATGCTATGGCGGTGGATCTCACTTTAAAGTCGGTGCAGATTACGAATCGGGAGGCGACTCCCCGGGTCTTGAACAGCCCGCAGAACGGGGGCGACGGAGTGATGCACGAGGTGTACGGACACATCGCCAGCGTCCCCGCGGCCCTCTCCATCACGTCGATCATCCGGTTGTGTTCGATCCCCTCGAACGCCCGGGTCAACAGCGTGAAGTTTCACTCGGCCGCGCAAGGCGCCGGGGCCTTCGACATCGGGATCTATCAGACAAACCAGAACGGCGGGGCCGTGGTCGACGCCGATCTCTTCGGCTCGGCGATCAGTGCGGCCTCACAGGTCAAGATCACCGAGATCTTGGAAGAGTCGGCTGAGTTCACCGTGGCGGAAATGGCAAAGCCCTTGTGGGAAGTCCTCGGGCTCACGGCCGATCCGCATCGGATGTACGACGTGTGCGCGACCGTCGCAACAACCGACGTGACGACCGGCACCGGGGCGTTAGGGGTGCGAGTCCAGTACTCGCGGTAACTACAACCCTCTAACGGGCGCACGAAGGTGACGTATGGCGGATAAGTTCTACAGTGTCATTCTCGGCGAACACCGGCCCAGTCAAGTGAGGGAGGGGGGTTCGACATCGAGTGAAGCGATTGAGTTGAGGGTGTCTGATTCCATCTACAGCAATAAACGCGCGGTGAGATTAGGAATCAAGGCGATCCTCAACTACATCATCAAAAATGAAACGAACCCGATCGCATAGGCAATGATGCGTAAGGGGATTCACACACGGGGGTCTGTTCGCAGGGCGGATAGGCCCCCGTCGTGCAAGAGGGGGCGGGCAGCATGACGGAGTACAAACGAGGCTCTGAAATAGGAACGAGTATTCGGCGTACGCCTGTATTTTTACCGGACACATTAGCGGGTGAGGATGTCGTAAACGACGTTATGAAAGTGGAGCAGCGATACGCGTATAGCTTGGTTGCTGCTAATGCCGCCGTCAAGAGTGCTCCCGGCCTTCTACACAGCCTAACCTTTAGTTGCAACGACGCTGCGCCAACCGCTGGGACCATCGATGTCTATGACAACACGGTAGCGAGCGGAACCAAGATTTTTAGTTGGACGTTACCGGCCACGGCCTTTGCGCCGTGCAGCGTCATTATTGACGCCGCCTTTGCGACTGGCCTGTATGTGGCCTTTACTACGACCGCCGATGTCAATGTGACTGTGAGCTACCGATGAGCCTACCACAAAACTATCTCGTTCAAACTGGGTCCGTCCTGTGCGATACATCGCTAGGGCTCTCAGGTATCGTTGGGCATCAGGTCCATGACGGGACGGCAACGTGGGCTGTATCAGAAGTCACCGACTCTACCTATCTTCGGCCGTCAGGAACGAGCAAGGCATTCCGAGCTGAAGTCACGGCGGCAGCACCGACAGGTAACTCAACGTATCGGTTTGATTTTCTGATCGATACCTCACTGGTCAATATACGTTCCTTCCATCAGCCTATTCATTATACGGGCGATACCGGCGCGACCATGATTTGGTATGTCGCCCAAGAAACAGGGTTTTCCAATTATTACGTCTGGAACCATGTAGTAGATGCGAACCAGTTTGGAGCGTGGACGAATCTTGACATCTCCAGACACCTACCAAGTCAAACGGTAGGATCTCCGTCTATTGGCAATACGTTTGTGCGATTGCGCTGTCTCGTGCGTGTGCCAGCAACCAAGACCGGTGTATTTTACGTGGGGCCAATCCACACCAACTGGTATAGCCGCCCAACAGTCTCGATTACATTTGATGACGGATGGAACACCGACTACACCGAAGCGTTCACCTTCATGCAGACGCTCGGGCTTGTTGGCGCTAGTGCGGTGAACGGACCAGGAAACACCCTCGTGACCACGCCGCTCTCCGTGGCGCAGATCAACGAGATGAGGGCGTCAGGGTGGACGTTTCATAATCACACCTATTCTCACACTAACCTTACGACAGTCAGCCAAGAAGTCATGCGGCAAGAAATTCGCGATTGCACGAATTACTTTGCTGGAGTGGGGATTCCACTTGATCGAAATGTGTACATCCTGCCCCAGGGCGGGCGCAATGACAGCGTAGACGAGGTGCTGCGAGAGTTTGGGTATACCTACTCCATGCTGAGTATCGGACCTGGCGTCCCGCTGTTTTGGGGCGTCCCGAATCCGCTGCGTGTGCCACGTATTTTCTTGGAGAGTACGACGTTGGCGGCTGTAAAAACGGCATTGGATACCGCCGAGAGGTTGGGGCGTAGCGTGATTTTCTACGCGCACAAAATCGGGACGGCCACGATGACGCAGGTGGATTTCCGCTCGTACATGCGAGAGATCGCGCTGAGGCGCGACCAGAACCGGATTACAGTGCGTAGCCTGCCTGGGATTTTTACCGGCCTCACGAGCCCACGACCACCAAGGAATGCGACATGACCCTGCTCATTGCATTGTTGGCGCTGTGGTGGGCTGATCCATCTCACGCGATGGTCTACATCGACCCTAGCTGCGCTGTGCAGGGCAACGGCACAGCGGGCGAGCCATGCGCGAATGCGCCTGGTGGCGCAGGTCCGCGCAACACATGGGCCGGAATGCCGTGGGTATCGGGTGAGACGTATGCCCAGCGAGCCAACTCCGTGTATGTCGGCATGGTGGACGTGACAACGAGCGGAGCCTCTAAGGCTGACCGCATTACGCTCACGACCTACGGCGATGGTGCTCGCGCCATCATTCGTGGAACGGGGCAGCAGTTCGGGATTTACCTCCGTGGTGCGGTGGCTCACGTCACGCTGGCGAGCATGGAGGTATATGGCGTTGATTCCGGCGTGGGCAATCGGTTCCTCGTGCGTCTCGGCAACGGGGCTGGAGAGGAAGCGACTGACATCCACTTGATTGATTTGGTGCTGCACAGCCCGGTTGACCCTGGCGGGGCATCCGAGGCGAACGCGATCTGGGGCTACTGCGCGGACTGTACGTTTGATCGGCTCAGTATCTATGACATCCCATCTGACGGCCTGTGGTTAGCCAATGTCGGGCACTTTACGCTGCGTGATTCGCGCTGTGAGCGTGTCGCGACATCGGGACGGAATACCGGCGACTGCGTGCAGCTTGGCGGGACCGCGACGGGGCTGACGGTCCAACGTAACATTCTCGACCACAGTTCGACGGAAGCGAAAAACGCCTTTATCGATCTCACCATGGGCGGGTCTGGCGGGGTGGTGGAGGATAACGACTTCCTCATGTCCACGGCTGGCGATCAATCGACGACATCAAAGGCGCTGAGCCTCGCCGTGAACAACCTGACGATCCGGCGCAATCGTGTGATCGGTGGCGACTGGAATTTTGCGTACAGTGGGAGCGGGGATATTTCGGGCAATGAATTTCGCGGTGCGCGGTCACGCGGATGGCAGATTGTTGGGACAGGGCAATCCGTCCATGCCTACCGGAATCGTTTTATCGGTGGCGGGGTAGGGATTGGCGTGAACGCGTCCGGGCCTGACGGTACGGTACGCCTGACAGACAACACCCTAAGCGGGTACACGGTCGGCGTGCAGCGCAGTGATGCCGTGCAGGTACAGAGTCAGGGGAATAGCTTCTGGGCGAACGGGCAACATGCAGTCGGGGTGACGCTCGATGGGAGCACGCGCTATACGCCGTAGAGTTGGCGAGACTGACAGATAAGCGACGAACGCAATAGGAGGACCTATGTTCAAGCAGCTCGTATCGCTTTTGTGTCTGTGTGTGATGGGGATCATGAAATGTCTACACCTGTCAACTCGGCTGGGTTATTACTGAAACGTCATACACAAGCCGACTCATGGAACCGCGGCGTAAGTTCGTTTACTGGAAAACTTCGAGGATTAGCTCGTGCAATAGCACGGGGAATAGGACGAATGTAACATGGCTGACACAATTAACGTAAAACTACTCTGGGAAGACAAGTCCACGGGTAATGAAGAGGAGGACGGGCAAGTGGTTCGCATCTATACGGATAGCCCGTCGTTTAAACCGACCGATAAAATCGATTACGCCGTCGCCCGGCATCCGTGGATGCAGCTCCAACCGATCGCTGCGGGGGAAGAAGAGTTGATCGTCACCCTGGCGCTTCCGGTGACGTTCGTAAAATTCCAAGTCCGGCAGTATAACGCCCGCGGTTACGGTGATTGGTCTGTTCCAAAGTCGCTCCCGATCACGTCGGCGAGTAGCGGGGTCGGCGTGCCCCCGCCCCCGGACAATCTCGGGTTGTCTGTCGTGGGCGCCAGCACCCCGCCCCCGGTACCGACTGATCCCCCGCCGACGCCCCCGGTAACAGGCGGCGGCGGTGTTACGAGTAACTACGTATTCACCTCGCAATACTCCGGAGTGCAAGGGCAGAGTCAATGGTCCTATCTGGATTCCAGCGGAACGTTGCTGGTGTACGACGCAGCAAATTCCAAGTGGAACGGGAACGAGCTATATCTCGCGGTATGGAACGGAGGGTTCCGGCATTCCAGTAGCGGGACGCTGAAAGATTGCATTGTTCGGTTTACGGCCCCGGCAACCGGGGTTGTGGATATCACCGGCGTTGCGCAGTTGTATTCCGCACCGGGGAACGTCACGTTCATCATCAAACACAATTCAACGACGAAGTTTTCTCAAGCGATGACCGACACCACGCCGTACCCCTATTCGATTACGGCGCTGGCGGTGACGGCAGGAGACACGATCGACTTTATCTCGCGATTCTCTGGGGGATCGCTGAGCAATAACAACAATGTGGTGCTCGCCCCGACGATCAATCTGACGACGGACGGAACGACGGCGGTGAATCCGACACTCGCGAGTTTGTTGCCGACGACGTTCACGCTCGCAGTCGGCTCCGCACAACCGCTCGTCGTCGCGCTATCGAGTCCCGCGATCGAGGCGGCGGTGATTACCTTATCGAGCACGGATGTCGCAAAGATCACCGTACCGGCCTCTATTACGATTCCGATTGGAAGCTCATCAAAAGAGTTCACGGCAACCGGGGTTGCGGTGGGGGGCAGTACCATCGAAGCGGCATACAACTCATCTACAAAACAGAGCATCGGCAGCGTAGTCGCGCCGGCGTCGGGGGCGTGGGCGAATGCCCCGGCTGGGGGGGCGTTGTTACACGATGTAAATTTCAGCAATTTGAACGGACTATTCGATGTGTACGGGACGACGATTCTGACGACTGACGTGACGGCGCCGTTTAGTCCGTCAGGGGTTGGATTAGCGAGACTCGAAGCTAGGGCGCCATACGGCGGAAATCAGCTTGAATATGCCACCCCCGTGCTTTATCGGGAAATGTATTTCGGGTTGTATTGGAGGACTAACCCGCAATTCCAGGGACGTACTTCTGGGAATAAGTTGTTTTTCCTGCGCGGCCCCGGAACCAACGGGGTGTTCTCCATGGTCGGAGGCCCCAACATGGGGCAGTCAAGTTTCCGTCTCGTCTGGTCGCACAACAGCGGCCACCTCGATAATTCGCACATCATGGGGAGCGACCTTGGACTCGGCGCAGAGCCCAATGTCGGAAACGGGACGTTGGTTCCGGGTGTCTGGTACAAGATCGAGTGCCACATCCGCGCAAGCACGACAACGACATCCCGCGATGGGTTTATACGTTGGTGGCTTAACGGAGTCCTAATCGGGAGTTACAACCAGTTCAACTATGCCGGGCTAAATTCGAGCGCGTCGAACCCCGGCACAATGAACCAGTGGTTGATGACGCAAACTTGGGATGGCTCCGGGGATATGGGAACGTCTAACACCGTACCTTGGGAGCACTACATCGATCACCTTCGATTGGTGGGACGGAACTAACATGGTGTACTTAGCTAAATACGGAACCGCCTGGACGTTACACGGGCATCAACTTGTCGATCAAACGACAGGGCAGTATAAGGTGGCGCCCACGCTCGCGTCAGGAGATTTTAAAGTCGAGAAAGACGGGGGCACCGCGGCGAATCTGACGACGCTTCCCGCGGTAGCGCCTACTGGGGGAAGCTCGATTGACATCTCGTTTTCCGCAGCGGAGATGCAAGCGAAGCACATCGTGTTGCGCTTGGTCGATGCGTCGGGGGCGGAATGGAACGACGACGCAATCCACATATTTACCGTGGGAGATTCAAACGCGTATCTCCCCTTCGATCTCTTTGCGCCTACGGTTGGGCTGTCTGCGGCATCGCAAGGGGCGGTGACAGGCGGGGTGTGGGACGAGCTTGTTGCGAACCACTTGTTACCGGCATCCTTCGGCGCGTTAGAAGTAGACACCAGTACCGCCGTCACCGATATCCAGACGAAGGTACTCGAACTCAAGACGTTGATCGAGGAATTGTCAGACAGCATCGGTGGGGGTAGTGGGTCGTCTCCTACGCCTGCCGAAGCAGTGTCGCAAGTGCGCGTGGCAAACCTCGCGCTGCAAAAACTCGGGGCGGCTGAAATCGTCTCGATGGACGAAGACACGAGGGAACGCCGCGCGATCAGTCGATGCTATACGATGCTCCGCGATCGCGAACTTCGGGCGCATAATTGGAACTTTTCGATCAGACGAAAAGTGCTGGCCCCGTCCAGTGTCGCCCCGCTCTTTGAATTTGCGAAAGCGTTCCCACTCCCGTCCGACTGTTTACGGCCGTTGCCCCCCTCGCGCGATGTGGATTGGACGATCGAGTACCACGAGGGCTCGAAGCACATTTTGACGAACGAGGGTACCGTAATCTATCTGCGGTACGTCTCGCGCGTCACCGACGAAACCCAATTTGATCCGCTCTTTGCTGATATGCTGGCGTGCAAAATCGCGTGGCATTGCTGCGAAGAACTGACCCAATCGAACCAGAAAAAAGCCGATATCGAGCGGGAGTATGACAAAGCGAAAGCTGACGCAAAACGGACGAACGCGTTTGAACAGGCGACGCCGCAGGAGCCGGAACCGCCGTGGTTGACGGCTCGATACGCCGGCGATCGCGGGCAAAACTGGTTACGGTTCGGAGGGTCTTAAATGCCGAAAGTCTCCCCGATACAGAGCTCGTTTTCGACGGGGGAAATCTCACCCCTGTTGTACGGGCAGGTTGAATTTGACAACTACAAGTCCGCGCTTAAGGTGTGCCGGAACTGGCTCCCGCTGATCCAAGGGCCTGTGACGCGCCGGCCGGGGACGTACTTCTGTGATGAGGTGAAAGATTCATCGAAAGCGGTTCGGTTGGTGCGGTTTAAGTATTCGACCCTCCAAGCCTACATGTTGGAGTTCGGGCATCAATACATTCGGTTTAAGCGGAACAATCTTCCCGTCACCCTCGCGGCGCAAAACATCACCGCGGCGACAAACGCGAACCCCTGCGTCATTACGTATGACGGGTCTGATACGTATGCCAATGGCGATCACGTTGACATCGACGGGGTAGTAGGGATGACCGAGTTGAACGGGCGCCGGTTTCGGATCACGAATCTCAACAGTGGTGCGAACACGTTCGAGATCCAAACGCTATACAGCACAAACATCGATAGCACGAACTACGGGACCTACACCTCGGGGGGCACGATCGCAGAAGTCTACGAAATCGTCTCGCCCTACGATGAGGATCAACTCTTCGAGTTGAAGTTCGTTCAGTCTGCGGATGTGCTCTACATCACACATCCGGATCACACGCCGCGCAAACTCTCGCGCACGGGGCACACCTCGTGGACGCTCACCTCCATGAACAACGCCGTGTTATTGGATGGGCCGTATCTCTCCGTGAACGCGACGGCGACGACGCTGACCCCGAGCGCGGCCACAGGAACCGGCGTCACCCTCACGGCATCGGCAGCGACCGGCATTAACGGCGGGGACGGATTTAAAACGACGGACGTAGGCCGGTTAATCCGGATTAAAGAAGGATCGACGTGGGGGTACGTCATCATCACCGCGTGGACATCAACGGCGGTGGTGACGGTGGACGTGATCAACACGTTGACGAACACCAACGCGAAGAAGTTTTGGCGGATGGGGTTGTACTCCAACACGACGGGGTACCCGGCGTGCGTGGGGTTCTATGAAGATCGGTTAGCCTTTGCGGGGTGTCCTGCGGCGCCGGCGCGGGTGGATCTCTCCCGCACAGGCGACTACGAGAACTTCGCGCAGACAGACCTGGATGGAGTGGTGACTGACTCACACGCGCTGTCGTACACGTTGAACTCCGACGAAGTGCAAAACGTGCAATGGATGAAGGGGGACGAAAAAGCCCTCGTGCTTGGTACGGTTGATGGAGAATGGCCGATGCGTCCGAGCACGTCGTCGGAAGCGATGACCCCCACCAACATCTCGGCGAAACAATCCACCGCGCGCGGGAGTGCCAACATCCAAGGGATCAGGGCTGGCGATGCGATCCTGTTCGTGCAAACAGCGAAGAGACAACTACGGGAACTCGCCTACATCTTTGAAGCGGACAAATTTAAAACCCCGGATATGACGGTGCTCTCGGAGCACATCACCAAAGGGGGTACCGCCGAGACGACGGGAATTAAAGTGTTTGATTACCAGAAGCAGCCGCAATCGATCGTATGGGCCGCGCGTAACGACGGCGTGCTGTTGTCTCTCACCTACGAGCGTGATCAAAAGGTGCTCGCGTGGGCGCGTCACGACTTCGGAGGGTACTCCGATGCGAACCTCACCACTCCCGCCGCGGTGGAATCCGTCGCGTGTATGCCGAGCGCGGACGGCACCCGCGATGAGGTGTGGGTGTCGGTCAAACGGTTCATTAATGGGCGGACTGTGCGCTACGTCGAATACATGACGAAGGTGTGGGAAAAAGGAGACACACAGGAAGACGCGATCTATGGGGATTGCGCCTTAACGTACGAGGGTCTAGCTGCGACGACGATTACCGGATTGTGGCATCTCATCGGTGAAACGGTCGGGGTTCTCGTGGACGGTGCGGCGCATCCGGATTGCGTGGTGTCAACCGGGGGGACGATCACCCTCACCTCCCCGGCATCGAAGGTGCAAGTCGGATATCGGTACCCGAGTGATGGGCAAATGCTTCGGCAGGATGTCGGCGCGGCGGATGGCACCGCGCAAGGAAAATATCAACGAACTCATGTGGTAAATGTACGTGTCCATGATACACTCGGCATGAAATTCGGGGCGGGGTTTCACACTACGGGGCCAGGGAAATTGACTGAACCCACCATTCGCACATCGGCCGTACCAGGGGATACCGCGGTGCCGCTGTTTTCTGGGGATCTCGAAGTCCGGTGGGAAGGGACCTACACGAAAGACAACTATGTGACGTGGCGGAACGACAGCATGTTTTCCGGCACCATTCTCGCGGTGATGCCACAACTTCACACACAGGATCGTTAAACCATGGGGCTGACCTACCATGATGTCATTCGGGCCTTTCAAAGCGGAACATCTTACACAGTTGGTTGTTCAGGATGCTCAACGATGGACCCTGAAGTTTATGTCGCCGGCGCTGTTGAAGACGATCGAGGCCCAATGGTCGAATACAGTCTTCAGAGACGGCCAACCCATTTGCTGTGGAGGGGTCATCGAACAGAGGCCGGATTACGGTATCCTGTGGTCCTTCGTCGGATCGGACGTGACGCCCCATGATTTCCCTGCGCTCCACAGACTCGTGCGATTGTTTATTACAGATCTCCCGTACAGACGTTTGGAAATGCACGTTGATGTCGGTTTTAAAAACGGGCATCGGTGGGCGAAAGCCCTTGGTTTTTACTGTGAGGCTCCGCGAATGCGTGGTTTCCTTCTAAACGGCGGGGATGCGTCACTCTACGCGAGGGTAAAACGTGGCTGATCCGATTACGATTATGGCCGGGGTGTCGATGGCGGGCGGAATGCTCTCGGCGATGGGGGCGCAAGCGCAAGGCCAGAGTGCCGCGGCCGCGCAACAGTTCAATGCGGATATCGCCGGGCGGGACGCCGGGCTCGCGCGCGAGGCTGCGGCCTACGATGCGAACCTCCAAGAGCGCCAGGCCAGAATGCAGATCGGTTCGATTCGCGCGGCGTATGGCGCATCGGGCGTGACGATGGAAGGCTCCCCGCTCGATGTCCTGCAAATGAGCATCGAGAATGCGGAGCGCGATCGGCAACAGATCTTGTACCGCGGAGAATTGAAAGCCCTTGGCTACGAAGACACCCGCACCTTGAGCCTCTATGGGGCCAAGAGTGCGAAGACGCGAGGTGATTGGGCTTCGGCGACAAGCCTCTTAACCGGATTCAGCGGGGCCGGAAAACTCTTCACCGCGGGGAAAACCGCACCATCGGCCGGGGCGCCGGTGGCGATTTCGTAGAGGTGATGCGTGCCACGGATTAAAGAATACACGTCACAAGTCGGGGGGCCGCAAGAGCTTCCCCTTAGCCAAGTGTCCCGTCAAGCCTTCGCCTCGGATTTCAGTGGCGACGCCAACGGCGCGGTAATGGCCGGCCGCGGATTGCAGGAAGCCGCGTCCGATGGCGTCGCCATTCAACGGATGCTCGACGATCAGAAGGCCCGGCAGGAAGTCACCGACGTTGCGGTAGAACTCGCCCGGTTTAATTCCTCGGCCGCGCACGAGTTGAAGAACGCGGAAACGTCGGGCGCCCTCGATAGCGAAAGTTTCACCGAAGAGTACATGGCCCGCATCAATACCAACCTGGATCTCGTGGGCCAGAAATACCAGACCGCAGCCGGCCGGCAGGCGTGGGAACGGGGCTCCGCAGAGATGAGCGGGCATTATTTGATTTCCGCGGGCGATGCGTACAGCAAAGCCGCGGGCGTCAAAGCCGTCGCGCAGGCGAAGGATTTCGTCGATGTTTCCCGTAATACGTTGATGAACGACCCATTCCAGTTTGAGCGAGTGGAGCAAGGCGTCGCCAACGCAATCAGTGATCCGCGCGGGGTGTTCGCCCACATGCCGGCGCAAGTGCGGGATGAGTTTTTACGGACGACGAAAACCGAACTGGCGAAATCGGCCGTACAAGGGGTGATCCGTCTCGATCCGAATATCGCGATGAAACAATTAACTTCATCGCAGTGGGACGCGTACCTCGACGCTGATGCGAAACACGCGCTACAGACTGAGGCGCGCGTGGGGATCGCCGGCCTGGATGCGGAAGCCCGACGCCGCGAAGCCGAAGCCGAACGACTGCGTAAAAAAGAAGTGGAAGCGACGAACCAGCAAATGGTTGAGCACTATTCCACGAAGTCACTGACGGCGCCGATGGTGTTGAAATCGAATCTCCCCGCCACAGGCGAAGGGTCAAAAGAACATTGGATTAAAATGATCGAGGCGCAGAACAAAGAGCATCACGAAGCGCCAATTAAAAAAGATCCCCGTCTCTTTGTGGATACGTTGCAACAGATCCGCCAAGGACAGATCACGTCGACGACGCAGATTGAAGACCTGTTCGCGCAGAGCGCGCAGCGTGGATCGGGGCTCACCTGGGAAGATACGAAACAACTTCGCCAAGAGTTCGTGGATATGCGGACCCCCGAGGGCGAAAAACTCGGGAAACAAGTCGATGCGTTCCTGGCAAGCCGAAAGCCGTTGATTGACAAATCCAATCCCATGATGGGGAAGATCGATCCCACCGGGGGCCTGAAATACTACGAATACCTGGAGATGGTGCAAACCAAGATCGCCGAATACAAGCGAGATGGGAAGGACCCTCGCACGCTGTTGGACCCGAAATCACCGGAGTTTTTAGGGAGCCCGGAGATCGTCAACCAGTACCGGCCGACATTGCAAGACTCGGCGAAATGGCTCTCCGATGATATGGCCCGCGGGCGCGAGGCAAAACCGCCGACACAAAACGGATCGTCGAAACTCTTCGACTGGTTGAGGAACCCGTTTAAGAGTGAGCCCCCAAAAACGAACGAATCGCAGGGGCTTATCACACCCGGCAACATCGACCTGTCGAAACGGAAGGTGGTTGAAAACGCGGACGGGAGTTTCAGCACCGTGAAATCTGCGTCGTTCGAGTTTGAAGGAAAGCATGTGTTGTTGCCGACGCTGGACCCTGACGGCAAGCATATGACTGACGATCAGGCGGTTGAACGTTACCGGAAGACTGGCGAACATCTCGGGATCTACAACAGCGAAGCCGCAGCAACGGCCGCGGCAAAGACAATCAGTAAGGGGCAGGAAGCCCTTAACCCGAAGAAGGGCGCCCGCGCGGTTCCGCAGTCCTCTCCCGTGCCGAAACAGAGCACACAGGAAATGCGTAGCGCGATCGCCGATCTCGAAAAAGCCGTGAAGACCATGCCTGGTGTCGAGCCCATTATCGTAGGGCCTCCGAAACCCGGAGAAACGCCGGCACAATATATCAAGCGATGGAATGAGGCTCACGCCAAATGATGACCGAGACGTTGAAAAATCAGAAGGTGTTGATCGACGCCGGATTCAGTGAATCCGACATTGCAAGCTGGCAAGCGGAGCAACGCCGCGCGTTGAGCGATGCCGGGTACAACCAGGCGCAAATCGATACCGAGTTTGGGGAACCCCCGCTCGATCCGAAGCCCGCAGCGAAGGCGGTAAGAGACAACATCGAGAAAGCGATCGCTCCCGAGGCGGCGGATGGGGAGCCGAAGCCTGTCAAAGATTTCATGGAAGCATTAGACGCCGGTTTTCAGGGCTCCATTACGGGCCTCTTAAAGCGCGGCAAGGTGCCCGACAAAACCCTGGCAGAAGATGCGCCGATGGCCTCTCGGATCGCAGGGTCGATCGGGCAGTTAGCCGGGGATGTACCGGCCATGGTTGGAGGGGCGATCCTCGGCGGGGGGAACCCCATTACCGGCACCGCTGGCGCCTTCGCCCTCCCCGCTGGCCTGCGCAAAGTCATCACCGACGCCTATGAAAAAGGGGAAGCCACGAACTGGGGTGAGTTTTGGGAACGGGCATCCGGGGCCATTATCGAAACCGCAAAAGGCTACGTGACGGGCGCGGCTACCGGCGCCGCGGGCAAACTCATCGGTGCGGCGCCGATCGCCTCTCCTACGGCAAAAGCCGCCGCGACATTGAGCGGCGAAGTCGCAACCATGGTGACGGTGGGCAAAGCCTTGGAAGGGGAAGTGCCGAGCGCCAACGATTTTATCGATGCGGCGGTGATCGTCGGAGGCGCAAAAGGGGCGGTGAAGACGGCAAAGAAACTGCGCGACGTGTACTCGAAAGCGGGCGTAAAACCCGATGAGTTCATCGCGGACACCGAGAAAGATGTGACGATTGGCCAGGACTTTATAGCCGAGAATCTTCCGGTGCCTCGGGTTTATGGTCGGTTCGAGTCTCCGGAACGGGGGCTCGTCGTGGCCGAGGAACCCGCGCCAAAACAAAAGACTGTCAACGACCAGATCAAAGACATCGCCGACGAACTCGGGCAACCGTATCCGGAAGAGAGTCCGGAAGCTGCGCGGGCGAAAATGCTCTCGAAGATCAGTGTGCGCGAGAGCAACGACAAAGAGCCGATGACGTTTCAAAAGCTCTACACCGATCTCATCGACGACTTGAACCCGATCCGCGAAGCCGTCAAGAAAGCGGCGAAGGACGGCGAACTGCCGACATCGGATGATCCGTATCAATTAGCCAGGCTCACGCGCGGAACATTCGGCAAAGCGAATCAGTTTCTAGAGTACGGTACGTTTGATTTTGAGACCTACGAGAACAACGGCCCGAGCCTCCGTGACATCCTGCAAGGCAAGGTTCGTGATCTCCCCGAAATCACCGACGCTGAGCCCGTGGATCTCGACACGCTGCGCGCCTACATCAAAGCGAAACGCGATCTCGAACTTGTGTCGCGCGGCGTGGCCGATCCGGATGTCGACGTGGACGCGGCGACACAGGTTGTCAAACATTGGGGGCACTATGAGCGGGTGGCGAAAGAACTCACCGCCTATCAAAACCGTCTCACCGCCTACCTTCGCGACGCCGGCATCATCTCCCGTGATGACTACGACGCCATGCTTAAGGCGAACAAGGACTATGTGCCGTTCTTCCGGGTGATGGATGAGGATGTCGGCGGGGCGGGCCTCGGCCGCGGAGTGAAAACAAAGAACCCGATCAAAAGTATCAAAGGATCAGAGCGCAACATTATCGACCCGATCGAATCGATTATTAAGAACACGTACATGTATCTCTCCCTCGCTGAGCGTAACGCGGTGGGCACGGCGTTTGTGAACATGGCAAACAAATCCGGCAACCCCGGCATGTTTATGAAAAAACTGCCTCCGGAGTTCAAAGCGACGACGTTGAAGGAAGAAGAGATCCGGGCGCTGTTCGATGAGTTCGTGACCATCCGGAAACAAACATCGACCGAACGCGCAACGGCTACTCGGTCCTCGACAGAATCAAAAACGGAGACGACCGGATGGGAAGACGCGGGGCCGCAGACCAAGCAAGGGAAGATGGTTCGCGATCGAGTGCTCGAAGCGTTGTCCGCGCGCGGGTTCAGCAAAGGCGAATCGGAGCAAATGGTCGCGCGATTGGAAGGGAAAGCCTCGGGGGGCAGTACCACGACTGATTCACGGACGACCGTGGAAACCCTTGTTAAAGAAATCGAGAAAACAGAATACATCCCCGAGTTGAACATCCGCTTACCGAACAGCGTCGCGACGATTTTCCGCGCCGTGAAAACGCCGTTGAAGGATAACGAAATCGCCGTATTTGAAAACGGGAAGTATCAAAAATACCAGGTGGATAAGGAAGTTGCGGAAGCCTTCAACGCAGCCGACTCTCAAACGGCCGGCCTCTTAACGAAGATCCTCGCGATCCCCGCAAAGATGCTGCGCGCCGGCGCCGTGCTCTCCCCAGATTTCATGGGCCGCAACATGATCCGCGATCAAACGATGGCGTTTGTGTTGTCGAAGGGCGGGTATTTCCCGGTGTTCGATTTCATGCGCGGCGCGTTCTCCCTTGCCAAAAAGGATGCAGACTTCCAAAACTGGCTAAAGTCGGGAGGTGCCAATGCGGCCCTTGTATCAATGGATCGGGAATATCTACAGCTTCAATTGGACACCCTTACCGAAGTTCAAGGCGTCGCACGCAAAGCTTGGAATGTGGCGACGCGTCCATTCGAGATGTTGCGCATCACCTCCGAACTGATCGAGAACGCGACCCGCTTAGGGGAGTTTAAGAAAGTCTCCGGGGGCCTCACGGAAAAAGCCGCGATCCAAGAGGGAGGCATGGCCTCACGCGAAGTCACCGTAGACTTCGCCCGCATCGGTGCAAAGACCCGCGCGATGAGTTTGATCTCGGCCTTCTTCAACGCCGCGGTGCAAGGTGAAGAACGGGTGATTCGCGCCTTCGCAGAAAACCCTGTGGGCGTCACCACAAAGATGATGGCCGCAATCACGCTCCCGTCCATTCTGTTGTACCTGAACAACCGCGAAGATCCGCGGTGGCAAGAAATCCCCCGATGGCAGAAAGATCTGTTTTGGATTGTCTTCACCGATGACCACATCTACCGCATTCCGAAACCGCACTCGGCCGGTATTATGTTCGGTTCGCTGCCCGAACGGATGCTCGAAGCCTATGAGTCGGACCATCCGGGGGCGATGAAGGATCTCGAAAAATCCATTCTCTCGACGTTCATTCCGAACATGATCCCGACCGTCGCCGCGCCGATCGTCGATCAATTTGCAAACCGTTCGTTATTCACGGGCGCGCCGCTGATTCCGGCCGCACAAGAGAAGATGCTTCCCGAGTATCAATACACGGAGTACACCACGGAAACGGCGAAGGCGATCGGTCAGATCATGGGGGCGTTTCCTGGGATGCGCGATCGGTCCATCCGTGACGAAGATACGTTTATCGGGGGTGTCGCCCGCGCGCTGACGACTCCGATCCTGGTTGAAAACTACGTGCGCTCGTGGACGGGCGGACTCGGACAATACACGCTGCAATTGGCCGACAAAGCCTTGCGCGAAGCCGGGGCGCTCCCTGATCCGGTGAAGCCGCTCAATACGCTCTCCGATCTTCCGGTGATTAAAGCCTTCGTGATCCGCTACCCCTCGGCGTCGGCGCAATCGATCCAAGATTTCTATGATGCTTACTTTGCGGACAAACGGTTGTATGACACAAAGATGGAACAAGCCAATCAAGGCGACGCGGACGCCTTTAAACGTGTCCAGCAAATTGAAGCGGGAAAATGGGATGAAATGGCGGGGATACGTGATACCATCACAGACCAAGCAAGACTGATTCAGATGATCTACAAGAATCCGAAACTCACACCGGACGACAAACGACAGATCATCGATTCGGCGTACGGCCGGATGATCAAGTTCGCGAAGATAGGAAACGATGCCATGCGCGACATAGAACACATCTTAGGTGAACCATGACGATCTCGAATCGACTGAATCGTACGACGTTGCTAGGGAATGGGATCTCAACGCTCATTCCGATCGAGTTCCCCTTTCACAGCGTCGACGATCTCGTAGTGATCGAAACGATTCTCGCAACAGGCGC